TCAGAAGGTAATCGCATTATTAAAATCATTTGATATAGAAATTCACAGACCGTATGTCAGCACTGATTATAAAAATTATCTAGATTATAATGGTAAAATTGTTCCTCCGCCAATGGTACCTAGAGATCATACTGCTATGATTGGTAATAGGTTCTTTTTTAATTTTCATGACCTTATGATTAAATGGGATGCCATTAAAGGCGAAAGCTGGGGAGATCGGCCAGAATCCCCAAAAGATATTCCACAATGGATTCTCGATGAAGCTTTTAATCAATTTGGTATAAGTGATCCTGGGTCTCACTATTTTGGTTGGAAAGGTATGCTAGATAGTCTTGGAGATAAATGCGAGTTGGTTAAAGAGAAAAATACTGTTAATGGCGCTTTCACAACACGAATTGGTAAAGATTTATACCATGGTACTAACGTTAAAACTGATGACTTCAAACCAATACTGAGTGAAAGACAAGCACTATTCCCTGACCATCGCAATCATATTGTAAACTCAGGTGGACACAGTGACGGTATTTTTTGTCCGGTTAAACCAGGTTTAATTCTAAGTCTACGAGATGTACAAACATATAGTGAAACATTTCCAGGATGGGAAGTTGTGTATCTTCCAGAACAGAGTTGGGGTAAGATCCCGGAATTTCTTGGTCTTAAAGATAAAAACGAAGGTAAATGGTGGGTACCTGGTGAAGAGACTAATGATGAATTTACAGATTACGTAAATGAATGGATGGGCCATTGGGTTGGATATGTAGAAGAGACTGTGTTTGATGTTAATGTTCTGGTTATAAACGAACAAAATGTAGTAGTTAATAACTATAACAAGGAAGTGTTCGAAGCGTTTGATCGCCATGGTATTACTCCACATATTATAAATTTCCGTCATAGATACTTTTGGGATGGTGGGTTACATTGTATCACATCAGACCTTAATAGAGTAGGTGAACAAAAGGATTATTTCCCCAATCGCGGTAACCAACAAATTGAAATTTAGGAAAAATAATGTCAGATAAAAAAACAATGTCAACAATATATTTAGATATGGATGGTGTAGTAGCAGACTTCGAAGGATACGCAGAAGCAGTTGTTGGGCATCGGCCGAAAAGAGGGCATAGATACAGTACTGACGATTGGTTTAAAATTTGTGTTGATGAAAGAATTTACAGTAAACTAGAACTAATGCCTGATGCTGTTAAACTAGTAAATGAATTAAAAAAAATAGCTAACGATAAGGAAATGAATATTGCATTCCTCTCAGCAGTGCCACGTGAAAATAATATGCAATGGGTATTCTGGGATAAAACACATTGGATTAAAAAGCGTTTTCCAGGTATTCCTTTATTCTTAGGACCTTATACTGTAGATAAGAAATCTCATCATAAAGAAGAAAATGATGTATTAATTGATGATAGAATCAGTAATATCGAAGAATGGGAAAGTGTTGGGGGGAAAGCTATATTGTTTAAAGATGATGTAGCTGATACTTTACGTCAGCTACGTCGTATGCTTGGCTAGTGTAGTACTTTTGGTACAAGCAAACTGTCAGGATCGTCAATTCCAAAATGTTCAAACACTTCTAACAGTTTAGCTGGATATCTCATTGAATCTGTTACTGGAAATACAACTTCTTTCAACTCTCCGTTTGGAGTACAAACAAATATATAATCTTCAGCACTAAAACCTTCATCGTTACTTTCAAACTCAATGTCATCTTTACCTAGGTCTTTTGAAGTATTTTCTTTTTTTGCCATTGTCGTTCTCCTTATAATATTCTATATTTTCTCTTATCTTTTCTTGTAGCTGTTTAGTTATTGCGTGTTGCTTACCAAATGCTTTATAGTATGTTTCTAAGTCCGGACTGTGTATCTCTTTCTCGTTAGTAATATTTAACTTATATTCCATCAGGTAATATCTGGCCGCTATATTCATTCCATATGCTTCTATTTCATCTGGATTACCTAGATATTCCTGATCCTGCTTTATCTTAATATTTTGATGTGTGCTTTTGTATAAATTTTTATTCTGTTTATATCTTCTATTCCTATACTGTCTTTGATGTTCATACTCGTGTATTAGTACTTCTGTTAAATCAAATGCTAATTTTCCGGCTACTTGTTCGGTAATTAATAAAGGCTTTGTTTTTAGATGATTAATTATAAAGTCAATTATAAACTGTTTTTTGCCTGCTTCGTCAAGTCCTGGATCATACTCTGCTCCAATGCACCAATCTCCCTCATCAAGATCATTAGTTTGTGCCAGCTTTACCCTAATAGGGTGATGTTTATTAAGTTGTTTACCTAGAACTTTAACTAAATTGCGAGGAGTTATTTCTTTTCCAATTAGTTTAAAAACCCAGTCTTTGATAGTTTCATACTCTGTTACTGGATTAAGATGTAGATGTTTATGTTCCAAATGATCCTTGTGTAGCTACTGGACCACCGGATGACGGAACTCCTTCAAACGGGTTAAAATCAGGCCTTTTGACACCATATTGACCCAATAAATCGTTGTTTTTGCCTTCTGCGAGACTACTTTTAATAGAGTCTCCGTATTGGTTATTACTTGCCATATTGCCTAGCAGTTGATTTGATATATCGTCTGTACCAAATTTATGTAGGTTAGTTGCAAAGGTCTTCGAACTGTTAAGATTGTTCGGTGGTGGTGTTGAAAGATCTATCCCTGCTTGACCAAACAAAGTAGTTTGCTTGTTTAATGCTGTTTCCATATTAGCTATACTAGTCATATCAATATCACTATTGTTTAGTGCATCTATATCTGGACCGCCACTTATGCTTTGGAAGAAATCAGTCAGACTTGGCATTCCTAGTGGGCCTTGTCCGGTTCCAGTCATACTATCTAGTTGTGCTTGTTCACTGCTAACTAATTCAGTTAGTGAAGGAGTACTAGCATCTAGTGTAGGAACATTTGGTATCTGGAGTCCTCCTAACATTACGTCAGCCTGTGCTGGATTACTAAAGCTAGCACCCATATCACCAAACTTTGTACCTATACCAGATAATGAACTATCGAATCCGTTTAAATCTTCAGGCCCAACTAATTTGTTTATGTTGAGATAATCGGACATATTATTAATATCGCCGACCGGACTAACACCAAGTTGATCTGTTATTGATTGTAATACTAGTGGATCGTTTTGCTGTTGCAGTGTTTTTTGAATTTGTTCAGTATATACTGGATCGTTAAGGCTAGTAATGTCTACTCCATTACTTGTAAGTGCAGAATCTAATCCTGTACTAGTTCCCATCTTAACTTTATTAATTTTATCAATAAATCCTGTGCCTTGACCAAATGTTGACATATCAGTTGTGTCATAACAAGATCCAGCCTTGCTCATTATACTACCAGCTTTGTTTAGATCACCAAATTCGTTATTAAGTCCTTGACAGCTTAATGAGCTCATATTAGTTATGCCACTGCCGTAGTCTGGAAAGTTAGGAGTATTAGCCATAAAGTTAGTTGCTTTTTTTATCTCATTGGCATCTGAGACGTGGCCCCGTGCTTGATTTATAAATGAACCAAACCCTGCATTAGTTGGAGCAAGTGTTGAGTTGGTTGAATTTAGATTAGCAATAAGATTGGCCGCGGCGGCATTTGCTGGACTGCTTGAGCTATCTGCTACAACTTGTAGTTTAGCAATAGCTGTTGTAACAACAGGAGCAACACCAAGGGCTAAATTTTGATTAATGCCACTCATTGCCTTAATAGTACTAGGAGTAATTGAACTACCACTAGCTGTACTTAATGTCAACAGCAAGTTGTCCGCAACTACTGTTCCGGATTTGCTTGTTACAATTAAATCTGCGGCGGTAGTATCAGCCATTTTTAACTTGTCCTATGCTTGTAAAATTTCGCTTGATGCACCAGCTGTTTCAATACCTGTAGTTGTTTTAATATAATGATCTACAATTTTTTGCATCGTTGCTTGATGTAACATTACGTGTTTCTTTTCTAGTGTTACATTCTTATTTAACTCGCTAGTAAATAAACTTTGAATTAATCCTAGACCTTGTTGGCTAGGCATCACTGTACAAGGTTTTTCAATTGTATAGGTATCATTGTTTTCTTCAATTAATTTAGCAACTATCTCGTCACCATTAACTAATTTAAAACTTACTATTTGATCTGCTTCATACTTATTCACTAACATCTGTTTCTCCTAATCTTTCGTTGATTTCTTCATCTGACAACTTAGTCAGTCCTTGAAAGCCACCTTCTACAAACAGTGTTTCCCCAATGTATAATTGAGGTACTGATCGATGACCTTTTTCCATTAGCCACTCACGGGCAGTTGGATCTTTATCTACGTTAACTTCTTCGTAGGTAATTCCTTTATTGGTTAATACAGCTTTTGCTGAACTACAATATTGACAGGTATTTCTTGTGTATATCTTGAGCATTTTAATCTAACTCCGGTAATTCATCGTATTCAAGACTTCCGTCCATTACACCAATGACATAATTAGTTGATTCGTTTTCTTGTAGTGCTGTTTGTTTTTTACTAGTATCACTGTGTTTATTAAACCACGGTATCGGAGTAGTCTTAGGTGCTGGATCTTGATACTTAATACCAATATCTTTAAGGGCACTAACTGCTGTGTAGTCAACAAACTCTTTAAGTATGTTTGCATTAAGACCAATAACCGGGCCCAATTTGAATAGATAGTCTGCCCAGGCTTTTTCTTCAGCTATAACATCTATATACATTTGATATACTTCAGCTTCACATTGTTCTTTAGCTTTTGCAAATCTCTTGTCCTCTTTAACTACCTGTTTAATCATCCAAGCAGTCCATTCTTTATGCAGTAATTCATCTTGTAGGATTAGGCTAATAATATTTCCGTTACCCATAAAGATTCTATTTTCTACCATTGCAAGACTTGTAGCAAATGATACCATAAATCGGAATGCTTCTAGACCATAGCTTGCATTTAGTGCTAGCCATATTGCATTGATATGGTCCTGCTCGGCAATCTTGTGTCCTAATTCTTTCTTACAATTAATTACGTGCAATTTGTCGTAGTATTCACCAATATTAGAAGCCATATCAATAATTTCATTGGTGTCGTGAATTGTATTAAAAACTTCTTTAGGCACATTGTAGATGTTACGTATAATATGACTGTAACTTCTAGAGTGAATGTTAGTTTCAAAGAATGACCAATTAAACATCAACGCTTCTAGTTCAGGCAGTCCAACTACTGGTGTAAATACCTGTGCTGGGCCACGCCCTTGCAGACTATCTAACGCTGTTTGCCTTAACAGATTTGATGTGAATATATGTTTAACTGTATCACTAGCAGTTTTAAAATCATTTGAATCTTTTGTTAAGCTAATTTCTTCAGGAATCCAAAAGAATCCTCTAGCAGTCTGTTCTAGACTAACTATCTTGTTGTATTTTACTTCTTCGAATCTCTGTATTGTTACAGGACCTTGGGGGTCAAGGAACATCTTTCTATTTAGATAATCAGTTTTTGTTTTTAAGTTATATTGTTCTTTACTCATTATAGTTTACACGCCTCACAGTCATCATCGTCAATAAAATCTTGTCTTACAGTATCAGACAAGGGTAAAAGATTACTTTCATCTAATACGTCATCTATGTTTTTACTACCAGCCTTGTTAATAAGACTGTAATAGAAGGTTTTGATGCCCCAGGCGTGTGCCTGCATTAGATTCTTAGCAATTATAGTTGTTGGTACCTTACGTTCCGGAAAATGTGCTGGATTATAAAAGGTATTTGTACTTATGCTTTGATCCACATAAGCGGCTAGTACCGCGGCCGTTTTAAGGTATGCTTCACAATCCTTTTGGTCCCACATCAGTTCATATTTATTCTTTAATTTATTATACTCCGGAACTACCTGTATTAACGATCCTGCTTTGGATTCTTTAACTGATATCAAGCTCATTGGCATCTCAATACCATTGGTGCTACTAACTACAACAGAACTTGATTCAACTGGAGCAATAGCCATTAGTGTAGCATTACGCACACCATACATCCTCATATCATGACGTAGAGTTTCCCAATTTAAATCATTTGTTGGAGTAAAGTCTGTTAGTTTATTAACACCTTTAGCACGATTTTCCCAGGGAAATTCTCCTCGTCCATAACGTGTGTATGCACTATGTTTACAGGCACCACGTTCTTTAGCTAGTTCAACAGTACCTTGAGTTAGATAAAATGCTTGATGCTCCATCCAAGTTTTAACTTCTTGTAATGCTTCTTTCTCTCCGTACTTCATTCCTCGTTTAGCGTGCCAGTAAGCTAAATTAGTAACACCAACACCTAGTGGTGATATCTCATCATTTGACAATTTACTTTGTACACTTAAGAAATCTTGATAATCTAATATGTTGCATAATGAACGTTGTAATATACGACAGGCTCTACGCATATCTTCTGGATTTCTAAAACTACCCCAATTAATACTTCCTAGAGTACATAAAGCAATACGTCCATTAGGATCATCTAATCTCTTAAACGGTTTAGTTGGTAACAGTATTTCACAACATAGATTACTTTGATATATTGGATGATGTTCAGGATCAAATGGTCCTTGTTTCATTACGTTGTCAGTAAATGCAAGATATATTCTACCAGTATCTGTACGTTCTTTAAGTATGCCTGCTTTAAATACTTCTTCAGCTGATATTACTTTTTTACGTAAGTTTCTTTGTTTTTCGTACTGTATATATAAGTCTTCAAATAGTTTTGTGTCTGTATAAAATGCTTCATACAAATCAGGAACTTCGTTTGGATCAAAGAATGTAATATTTTCTTTGTTCTTGAATCGTCTAAAAAAGAAAGCATTCAATACTACACCATAGTCCATATGACGTACACGAGTTTCTTCTGTTCCTTGGTTGTTTTTTAATACTATTAGATCATCAAATTGATGATGCCATATGGGATAAAATACTGTTGCTGAAGCATTACGTATACCACCTTGGCTACACGATCGTAGGTCACCAAACCATTTCTTTAAAAATGGAATCATACCAGTGTGCATAACTTCACCACCTCTAATGGGACTACCTAATGGTCTTAATCTTCCTACCTCTAGGCCAATGCCTGCACGTTTAGCCGCATATTTTGCCATCATTTCACCTGATGCAAATATTGAGTCTAAGTTGTCGTCTGCTTTAATTAATACACACGAGCTAAACTGTTTTGTAGGGGTACCTAGGCCAGCCAGTACGGGAGTTGCTAGGGTAAACAATCCATCGCTGGCGCAGGTATAGTACTCTTTAATAAACTTTAATCTTTTATTTGTTTCTTCTTTATGGAATACTGTTGCCGCGGCAATTATATAACGAATCTGTGGAGTCTCATAAATTTCTTTTGTTGATCTATTCTTAACAAGATATTTTGCAATTAACTGTTCAATGGCCGCATAACTATAATCTTCGTCTTTACTATGGTCGATGATATTTTCCATATCGTTCCATTCATCTTCTGAATACCATTTTAGTAATTCTTCTGTATACAGGCCAGTGTCTACATTTTTTTTAACAATTTCATACAGTTTAGGTGGGAGATAGGTACCATATATATCTTTACGTAACATACTTAGGCGTTGCTTGCCTGCTACAAATTGGTAATTGGTGTGTCCTACTTCTGGCTCGTGTTCTATATCAATTAGATCAACTACAGCACGTAAAGTAATCTCATCAATCTCTCTGGTGCTGATACCATCATAAAAATGAGGCTGTGCCTTAATCTCTATCATTGATTGACTAACGTCTGCAGTACCTCGACAGACCTTTGCTACTTGAGTTTGCCATTTGACTAGGTCTAACGGAACAACATCACCACTACGTTTTTTAACTTGAATACTACTCACTTGAACCCTCTATTTTCTATATGTTTATGTTTAATAACTTTCCAATTTTAAATCTTTACTCGTGTATTGATAAAGCAACTTCAACTGCTTTTCTTGTATCTGTTTTGTATTTACTATTTCAAATGGCCAGTAGTTAAGAATATATTCACCACCCTTAAACCACGCTACAGCGTGCCTTTCCTTGTCATCATAGTTATAGTATACACGTAACTCTACATCGGTGGATCTATGTCTAGTAAAGTATATAGTATACATTATTCCTAGAGCTTTTGCAATGGTACAATAGTTGGTTTCGGCTAACAATTCCCACGGAGTTGGCCAATTTTTATTACTACTTTGGTCTAAAGCATAGTTGACTTGCGGAGCACTGCTCCACATTTCGTTTAGTTCTACAAGTGCTAAATCAAACGGCAATTTGTCTAGTTGTTGCCTGAAATCGGTCCATTGCCTTAATCGATCATTCACTCGTAGGGTCCAGAAGTCCTGCCAGGTCATAGACATCTTACGCTTCTACTTGGAATGATTTCAGATAATAATTGAATGTGGCATTTGTACCAGTATTGGTTGAAACATACTGTAATGATACGTTAGAGGCATTTGATGTGTTAGCCGCAAAAGTTAGTATAACTCCTGTGTTGCCTGTTTCTACGTAGTCGTCTTCTAGCTGTGATACTCCACCGATGTTAGTTACTTTCATTGAACCAACTCGAGTAAATGATCCTCTAACTAGATCATAGTCAATTATTCTTTGTTTAAGATTACCGACTGTAATGTTTGTCTGTTGTGTAGTATTGTTGAGAATAGTAGTAGTGTTAAATGATAGATTAGACGCTGTAATGTTAGCTATAAGATTATCTAGATCACTATACTGAGTAAGTATTTCAGTAACACCTAATTGCGGTGCTCCTTCTGTAAGTGTACCATTACCAATGAATAATCTGCGTTCATCAATTGACCAGCCGAACTCGCCACTTGCCAAATTTGGTAAATTTTCTTGTAGTCCTCTTCGGACCTGTATCTTTGATATTTGTATTACAGCCATATTCTCACCTTACTTTATAACTAGTATTTATGCTCAGATAAAAACAATGAGCTTAGAGAGATTATGCTAACTTATAATACTGCTCAACCCTGTCAAACCATCGATCTCGCCAGATATTCCATTCGTTTCCTTGTACTGTCCACGTTTGAAATTCATAGTCCTTGCTACACATTAATATAACTCCGGTTTTAATGTCTGTACCATGGACCTCATTATGTGCTTCAGCATATGCACATAATTGTATAAAATAGTCATCAACCCACTCTGTTTTCTTAGGTTTATTAGTCTGTTTATAATCAATTATTGCTGGCTGACCTTTGTATACTCCACACGCATCTGTAGTACCTGCGTATAATCCTGGAAAGTATAAAGGTACTTCAATGCCCCATACTTCATCTACGTGTGTTAAACCTTTTTCAACAATTACTTCTGCCATTTTATAACTTTGTTGACTATATGGATTAGTTCCAGGAGCTCCCATATTTCTATCATTCTCGACATAGTCTTCTAACCATTTGTGCATACGAGTTCCACGGTTAGCGGCCTCTGTAGTTATTTCTTGTGCTTTGGCAGTACCTACACGTTTACGCCAATTTGCTAGTGCTTCTTGCTTTTCTTTTGACTTAGTTTTATCCAGTATAGTAGTAACACTAGGAACTTTACTACCATCGGGTAAATTGTATAATCTTTTACCATCTACTGATTTTCGTGATATGGGTGTGTAATCGTATTTTTTTATAAGCATAGTATTAGTATATATGTTCATTAGAGTAAAGTCAAGTAAATATATGTATGAAAAAATATAATTTGGTAATATCCGAAAAACATTTTAACAGTTTCCATTCAAAATATTTTACTAATACTTTTACAGAGTATTTTGATGTGTCTTTCATTGAAAGGATTGATAAGATGGATAGTAAAAACTGTTTTCTGGTAGCGGACTGTATGGAAGTGATAACCAACGGTAAAACTTGGTGTGACTATCTTAAGGATCAAGGATATCTAACCTTCGTTGATTCTCTTTGGTGTATGGGAGATCACGCTGGTATAAACGAATACAATGTAAGCAACCGTAATTGGTTTTGGTATTACGAATCTCTTACCTACAGGGATATGGGCTACAACGATTACCGTCCAAACAAGACATACAAGAAAATGGGCTTGATGCCAATGGGGCTGATTAAACCTCATTTTGAAATGTTGTATGAAAGGATGATTCCATACCTTGACGATTTCTATTACAGTTATGTAGAACGATTAGGAAAATACTTGCCCGAGGATGCTGATCCTCTATTTCCAGCAAGTGCAGGAGTGACTGGCCAACAACAAAGATATTTTAATCCAATGTGGTATAATGACACGTATTTTAGTCTCGTTGCTGAAACTACGAAAGATCTTTTAGGAGGGACACACGTTACGGAAAAATCCTTTAAGCCCATGGCCTACTATCACCCTTTTATCGTTTGGGGGCAACCTGGTACTTTACATTTCCTAAAAGATTTAGGGTTTGAAACTTTTGAAAATCTATTCGATGAAAGCTACGATCTAATACAAAACGACCAAGATCGACTGTCGGCAGTAATCAACAATGTTAAATCTTTCCAGAAACACAAATATGATTCTTTAACACTAGAAAAATTAGCACACAATCATAACTTGTTTTTTAATGAGGGTATTGTAAAAGAAAGAATATTAAAAGAAATAATACATCCTATGTTAGAATGGATTGAATCCAAACGGTAATAATAAAAGTAGTCAACTAATTAGACTGTGAAACTTTCTCCACACCCACAGCGTGCTGATTCATTTGGATTGATAAACTCAAAGCCTTCATTGAGTCCTTTCTTTTGATAGTCTAGTTGCATACCTTCTAGATAGGTTAAATCTTTTTTACTTACTACTAGAGTAATGCCTTTGTCTTGATATGTTTGATCATTATCTGTTTCCAGAGTGTCAACAAACTCTAATACATATGCCATACCTGAACAGCCTGTAGTCTTAACTCCTATGCGAAGTCCTATAGTGTTTTCTCTGCTGGCTATTGCATTGCTAGCTTTCTCAGCGGCTATGTCAGTTAATGAAATCATATTAAACTGTTTCTTGTTTTTTCTTGTAATCGACTATTGCACTTTTAATTGCATCTTCAGCAAGTACAGAACAATGTATCTTTACAGGAGGAAGAGCTAACTCTTCAACTATGGATGTGTTTTTGATAGCTTGTGCTTCATCCAAAGTGCAACCTTTAAGCATTTCTGTGACCAGTGAACTAGATGCAATAGCACTACCACAGCCATAAGTTTTAAACTTTGCATCTGTTATTACCCCTTTGTCTACTTTAATTTGTAGTTTCATAACATCACCACAAGCAGGTGCACCAACCATACCAGTTCCGATGTCTGAGTCTTTTTTGTCAAAAGAGCCAACATTTCTTGGATTTTCGTAATGATCTAATACTTTATCGCTATAAGCCATATTATTTCTCTCAAGTTAGTATATTATATACTACACTATTTATAAGGGATTGTCAAGGATTGTATTTAAAAAGTAGATTTACTTCTTTTTTTAGCGGCACGTTTGGCCATCTTGTTTACAGTGTTTGCTGTTCCAGTTTTACCATCGGTGTTAGTTGTTGTTGAGTCGTTTTCACCATCATTGCCTGCAGGGTGTAATTCAACATAGTCTTTGTTAAAACTTTTAATTAGGGTTTTTACTGCTGGATTGTTTTCGTTTGCTGATACTAGAGCATCATAATCAAAAGTACGATCTGTGTTTAGTACTAGCTTGATTATACTCTGTGTAGAAATTTTTGGAAGTGTTTCATCATCTTTGTAGCGATTACGAATAAGTTCCAGAGCTGTTACTAAGTTATCTTCTGGATTTGAACTACTGTTAGCAAATTCATCAACTCGCACGATTATCTTAATTCGCGACCAAGTTCTGTATCACCACCTACTGCGGCACCAGTAGCATCAAAGCCATCTGCGTCCGGAGTAACTGTTTCGACATCATCAACTTCAAGATCAAGATCACTATCTGGAGTTGGCATATCCATTGGAGTATCAACTTGCTCACCGGATAGTACTCTGACACCACCATCGACACCATCTCTAGCTGTTTGTAGTGCTGGCATTAATTGTTCTAATGTTCCGCCAACTGACTGTTGGAAAGCATCAGCTTGTTCACTACCAAGTTGATCACGGATACTATCTAGTAATTGTGGTAGTTGCTCGTTTTGCATTTTACCTGCTGTTTCAATCATATCCTGAACTTCATCTACCATACTCTTAGCGGCTAGTAATACTTCAGCACTACCAACTTCGCCTTCAGTGATAACTTCAGTTTCACTATTTTCTTTTAACCAGGTCGAAAGTCCTTCTTGCACTGTAAGTAATTCCATATAACGTGGATTCTTTTCTGCTGTATGCAAATCAACGCTATGGCGGATGTTGTCTAGATTGGCTGTAATCTTTTCATTTAGCTTAGTAGCTTTAGTTACATCTAGATTATCGTAATTAATAGTGAAACCAAAACGGCTTTCCATTAGTTTGTTCAACTTTTTTGCTGTTTTAGTAGACATTTCTTGTAGTTTCATTGTTATTTCCTAATTTTTAGATACTTTTAAACTTTTATATATTTAGCAATATCTATATTTTTTTTAATTTCTTCTCTGGCTAGATCTATACGTAACATAATATCTTTATACTTGGTTGTAGCAAATTCCTGTCCCCAACTATCTTGAGCTTTCTTAGCCTTCTTATAACGAATACGATACAATTGTGCTTCGAACTCTAATTTATTTAGTAAGGCATCACAGTCTCGAATATCTTTTGCCAGGCTGTGTTGATCTTTATGTAATGCTACGCAATAGTATATTGCGTCTTTACGATTAAAAAAATCAAATAGCTGACTATCTACGTGCATAACACGCCAACAATCGTTGTTTATATAATTAATGCGATAGTTTCCTACCAAAAGATCCTTGCCAATTTGATAACAGAAAGGAAGTTCACTAGGTACTTGAGCCAGATTTTTTAATTCTTCTTGAGTAAACCTTTTGATTTTTTCAATATCGAATTGTTCAGTCGATGATTTTTGTGTAATAGATTTTGCCATCAGTGTTTGTTCGAACTAGTGCATCCTTAATAGTCAGCTTGTATGCTAATTCTTGTTCTCTTAGGCCTAGATGACTTTTTGGAACAGGAGTATTACCGATAAATCGTTTTAGCAGAGCACTTTCTTCATTAGTAATGGGAGTTAATATTTTATTTTTTAGTTCAATGATCTTCATACAACTATTTATACGACTTCTATATGGAGTGATAAAGAAAACCCATGATGCCTGCTAATGCTATACTTAACAGTGTGAGGACGACTTTCCAGATTTTAGCATCTGTTCCAGCAACTTTCTTTGAGAGATGTCCCTTGATATCCACTAGATGTGTTTCAAGTTTATCCATTCTATGTTCTAAATTTTCTAGTTTGCTTTCCAAGTGAGAGTACCTTATAGCACAAAGCTCGACGTGAGCTTCTAAGTTTTGTTTTTCAATTTCGTTTGGCTTGGCCATCTCGCTTTCCTAAAAGTGGAGCGATGCTTTATTGTGCCTTTGTGTGCCTTAATATGTGCCTTAATGTTTTGTTTTTGCATCTATTACTGTTTCAAGTAGTATTTATAATCTAGAGATTACTGTAATAGTATATTATATCATCAATAAAAAAGGATCCGAAGATCCTTTTTTGTATTACTGTAACTGTTACAGTTTAATTACACTGTAGCAACTATTACCTCTGCTTCTGTGTAGCCTAAAACAACATTAGCTAATGCCCAACCTACGCCATTACCTACTTCAGCACCTGAAACAGCACCGTTAGCATAAGACTGAATTTGTAGCTCTCTAGTTGTTGCCGCTCTTCCACCCCATGATACGTTGTTAGCAGTGAACTCAGGTTCTAGTCCTGAATAAGCAATGTTAAAGATATTACCAGTAGTTGGCACACCTAATAGTTCAATTGTACCAGGCACAACTTGTAGTCCTGCCATAATTTTGTAGTATACTGATCCTGCTGTTGCCCAATTTACTTTACCTGCCGCCGCTCCCGAAGTCGCATACATATTTGCCGCTGTTATTGTAAAGTGTGATAACGTTCTACCACCAGTGGCCATAGCATTACCAAATGATGACCCATCTTCTGGACCAAATCTTTGGTTTGTGTTAGTTTGATAACCCATTTAAATTTCTCCTGTTTCTCAATTAATATTAATTCTAATTCTCTGTATTCACGTGAAGATATACATACTGTTATTTATACGTTACAGCTTATTTAATAGCAGTAACATAGGTATTTTTATTGACACCATCCATAGTAAATACAGGAATTGTAAATTCTGCAGTTGCCTTAAGACTTGGTATTATCGGTACATTATTAAGATCCAGTAGTAACGTACCAATTGGATTTTCTATTTCATTATGGTTTTTAGTAGTCACAGTAAGAAATTGGTCTTTTAATTCAACACCAAATTCAAAATGCCATATAGTATGACGACCGCTGTAACTAGATCCAAATTTGTATTCACTGACGTCGTCCTCGACCATAGACTGTGCTGGATCAATCACCTGTGTACGTAACCCAATTACCTGTAACAGAGTTTCCCAGTTACGTTGCTGGTTCCGTTCAAATTCTTTTTTTGGCGTGAATCTGGTTATTTTTGTCTCTGTTATATCTATCAGAGTATAGCCACTGTATAAGTATGAATTCATTATATACGTATTTATTGGCCAAATGTTTAGTCATAAAAAAAGAGCCACTAGTGACCCTTTTTATAAATTTATATACTATGTAAGTAATATTGATGACGCTTCAGCGACTACAGTACCACTAATATCCTGTGAATTATCACCTGGTGATGCCGCAGAACTAATTATACTAGTGTTTGCATATGTAAATGAGTTTACTGACGAGCGTACTGCATCTGCATTAGCACCAATCTGTCTAATTCTATGCTGTAAGTCAGCAGTTGAAACTTCAGGACCAACTACACAATAAAGATTAGCTGGATGAACATAACTATAGAACCAAGCTGATGGATTAACTTCTTTAATAATTAACTCAGGTGCTCCACCAATTTGATCTACCTGCATTAATACGTTACCACGTGGTGTTGTAGTTGTTGTTGACCCGCCACCGTTAACTGTAACGATTACTAATTTTGAGTTTAGCCCGTATAGTGTGTCTGCTAGTGTACGAGTACCTACTACACCGTTTCCTTGTATCACACCATTAGCAAAGTATTTTTGTTGTTGTACAGCCATCTTGTATCTCCGTTTATAAATTTACTGCTTTCTATTATTTATGCCTTGTCCTGTCTATCGTGCTTTTTGAAAGTTCTGTCTGCTAAATGTTAAACGATCTACTAATTTAACAGCACCACCTTCGTGCCCAATTGCTACAAATCCTTCTGGATTAGTTACTTTATATCCATCATTGGTTTTTTGGAATGTTCTAATACCTTCTACCTGTTGTAGTTTTTCTATTAGAATCTGTTTAATTTCGACTAATCGTTTGTACACTGCAAGTACACCAACGAGATTGTTTACATTATCCCCTATCCATTGTTTTTTACTTTCTATCTTTTCTAATCTATTTTTGGCCTTACGACTATCACTGTCACTAGGCTCAATATCTTTCATCATCTGGTCATTATAATAAGTAACAAAATCTTTAATAAACTGTGATGGATTTGGCGTTTGGTTGCCGCCACGTACTGACTTATTAATAAATGGTTTTATAAACTTAGCAAATTCTTTGTTTTCTAATACCACGTTAAATCTCTGTGGCCCAAGTTTTTCCATTGTTCGCATAGTAGCACCCATTAACGCAGTAAGATTTTTATCTTCTGCAGGAGTCAGACTAGCAATACCTGTTAAATCTTTATATGTTGCATCATCAAACCATACATCACTAGTTTTATTAAGTCCTTCTATATTCACTGAGTAGTCTGCTTTCATTTCTTCAAGACTATCACCTTTATATGTTGTATGAAACACTATACCAAATTTAGCATTTGATATCTGTTGTCCTAGCTTGCTGTTGGATTCTACTGCATATGTAATAGTGTTTGGAGTAAATGTAATATAGTTCTCTCCATCGATATCGTCTGTTTGTTTAGTACCTTCCATAAACATCATATCGCCTTGTAGCACTTGGCCAATCCCTAATTTTTTAAGATTGGATAATGCTGTTAGTAATATGTTTGCTAGTTCAGGAACTTCACCATAAAACTTATCAACGTCTCTCT